ATCACTGGTTCGCATTATATGTTTATTCAGTGGAGTAAGATAGATGTTGGTTATCCTGATTACAGGGCTGCTAATAGAACGTTCTTTATTTTTTGGGAAGCGTGTAAATTAGATAAGAACTCTTACGGAATGTGTTTTCTTAAAAACAGACGTAGTGGTTTTTCTTATATGGCTAGTAGTGAAACAGTTAACTTATCCACTATGACTTACGAGAGTAGGTTTGGTATATTGTCAAAGACTGGTGCAGATGCTAAGACTATGTTTACAGATAAGGTAGTACGTATATATCGTAACTACCCATTCTTTTTTCAACCAATACAAGATGGTTCTAGTAATCCTCGTGTAGAGTTAGCGTTTAGGGAGCCTGCTAAAAAGATTACAAAGAATCAAAAGCACATAGAAAGCTCTGAAGCTTTAAACTCTAGTATAGATTGGAAGAACACTGGTGATAATAGTTACGATGGTGAGAAGCTAAAACTTTTAGTTCATGATGAAGCTGCTAAGTGGGTTGGTCAAAACTCCATAAAGAAAAACTGGGGTGTAACTCAGACTTGTCTTTTGTTGGGTAGAAAGATTGTAGGTAAATGTATGATGGGTTCTACTGCGAACAAACTACAGGATGGTGGATCAGAGTATAAGGATATATTCTACGACTCCGACATGAATGAAAAAGACTTGAATGGTAGAACTAAAAGTGGACTATACAAGTTATTTATTCCTGCCTATGACAACTTAGAAGGATTTATAGACGAGTATGGTAACTCTATTATAGATACTCCTGAAAAGCCTGTAATGGGTGTTGACGATATGTTAATAGACGTAGGCGCAAAGGATTACCTTCAAAATAGAAGAGATGCCTTGTCAAACGATAGTACATCATTGTCAGAATTTAAAAGACAATTTCCTTTTACTATAGAGGAAGCGTTTAGAAATGACACTCAAAGTTGTATATTTGACGTTGAAAAAATCTATCAACAGATGGATTACAACGAAGTAAATGATGTGAAAACTACAAGAGGTGAGTTTATATGGAAAAATGGAGAACGAGATAGCGAAGTTATATGGATACCTCACAGAAAGGGTAAGTGGGAAATTACTTGGGTTCCTGAGCTTAAAGACCAAAACATTATTGGTAAAAGATTCAATAAGAAGTTTCCAGGCAGGTCAGATAACTTGGTCGCAGGTTGTGACCCTTATGACCACGACACAACCACAGATGGCAGGAGATCTGATGCTTCTGCTCACGTATTTCACAAGTTTAATATGGCAAGTGATGCGTCTATGCAGTTTGTATGCGAATACATTAATAGACCACCTAAAGCAGAGATATTTTACGAAGATATGATTAAGATGTGTGTATTTTATGGCTGTCAAATACTTGTTGAGAACAACAAGGTGGGTATATTAAAATACTTCGAGAATAGAGGTTATTATGAGTACCTTATGGATAGACCTCAAATGACTCACACTGAGTGGAGTAAAGGAAAGCAAAAGACAAAGGGAATCCCTGGTTCTGGAGCTGCTGTAATAAATGCTCAAGCAGAAGCTATAGCGACTTACATTTACGACCATGTAGGAATGAATACTGAAACAGAAGAGATGGGAAGGTGTTATTTTAACACTTTATTAGATGACTGGAGTAGGTTTGAGATAGATAATAGGACGAAATATGATGCTAGTATTTCTTCATCATTAGCTTTACTTGCTTCTCAAAAATACGTTAAACAAAAAAAGGAATTAAAAGTTTCATCTCCATTAGTAAAAAAATATAACAATAAGGGGATGTTTAGTAAAAAAATAAGATAGATATGCTTAACAAGAAAAAAGAGTCAAACGGTTACCCATCCCCTTTAGCTACGAATGAGGAGAAAGCCTCATTGGCTTATGGGCTGCAATACTTTAAAACTATGTACTACGAGTGGCATAACAATAGTGATGTTTACTTTAGAGATAGAAAGTTAAGATATTCTAGAAATAGAAGTTACGCTGAGGGTAATCAAGATGTAGGTAAGTATAAGGACTTACTAGATGTTCAAGGAGATAGCTCTTACTTAAATATAGATTGGAGTCCTGTATCAATTATACCTAAGTTTGTTGACGTTATTGTTAATGGTATGGTTAATCAAGACTACGAAATAAAGGCTGAGTCTATAGACCCTATTGCTGCTAACAAAAGATTAGAGAAGAAAAAACAAATGCTAGGGGATATGTTGTCTAAGGATTTCTTAGAAAACTTAGAGGATGAGACTGGTATACCTTTAGCTCCAAGGGGATTTGTTGCACAAAGCTCTGAAGAGGTAGATATGTTTATGGCTTTAAACTATAAGCAAAACGTTGAGATAGCTTTAGAGAAGGCAATTCAATATACTTTAGACATCAATGATTACTCAGAGGTTAAAAGGTATATGATACGTGACCTAGTTATATTGGGTATATGTGCAGCTAAAACAGATTTATCCCCTACAAATGGTCTTAAGATTAGATATGTAGACCCTTCTAATTTAGTTACTTCTTTCTCTGCTTCTTCTGACTTTAAAAACATGAGACACGCAGGAGAGGTTTACTCTATGACTATTGCAGACTTAAAACAGCAGGCAGGAAATCAATTTAGTGAAGAGGACTATATTAAGATAGCTGAAGAGTACGCAGGGAAAAATAACAATCCTATGTTCTTTAATACTACAGCCAATTATGAGAATGGTGAGAATACTTACGAGTATGATAAGTTCAGCATTAGTATATTAGATGCTGAGTTTATGACAAGTCATAATCTTAATTATGAGAAAAAAGAAAACAAAAAGGGTGGTTACTCAGTAAATAAAAAACCATCTAATTATAAACAACCTAAAAACTCTAAGACTAAAAGAGAAGCTATTGGTTCTACAGTAAAGGTTGTATACACAGGTAAATACATTGTTGGTTCTGATTATGTATTTGATTATGGGTTAATGAAAGATATGCCTAGAAAGAAGTCTAATTTATCTGAGACTAGACTCTCTTATATTGTATATCAACCGAACCTATATAAAATGAAGAGTCGTTCTTTAGTTGATAGAATGATTCCTTTTGCTGATCAGATACAATTATCTCACCTTAAAATTCAAAGTCTTTTAGCTAAAGCCAGACCTAAGGGTGCTGCTTTTGAGATAGGCTCTCTAGAGAATGTATCTAAAGGTGATGGTGGTACTTTTACTCCTATGGAGCTTCAAGAGATATATGACCAAACAGGTAATATCTATTACAGACGTATAGATGATGAAGGTCAGATGACAGGAGCTATGCCAATACAAGAATTAGAGAATGGTATAGGTAGAGATTTTGGAACCTTAATAGGAGTGTATAATCACAATATGCAGATGATTCGTGACGTAACAGGTGTAAATGAAGCACGTGATGCCTCTAAACCATCTAGTGAAGCTTTAGTAGGTGTTCAGAAGTTATCTCTTCTAGCGTCAAATAACGCAACTAGAGATATTAATGATGCTTACCTGAATGTGACTAAGAGAGTTTCTCAAAGCGTTACTGTTCGTATGCAAGACTTAATAAACTTTAAAAGTCTTCACAACATGTACTCTAATGTTATTGGAGAAACTTCTATGCAGTCTATAGACCTTATGAAGAAGCTTTCCATTCACGAGTTTGGTATTACCCTAGAGGTTGCACCTAACGAAGAAGAGAAGCAGATAATGGAGCAAAACATTCAAGTTTCTTTAGCTCAAAAAGAATTAAGACTTGAAGATGCTATAATGATTCGTTCTATCAAAAATATTAAGATGGCAAATCAAATGCTTATCTTAAGAAGAAAGAAGTATCAGGAAGAGCAGCAAGCTCAAGCACAAAAAGCTTCAGAGCAAAACGCTCAGTTGCAACAGCAGTCTGCACAACAAGCTGCACAACTTAAGCAACAAGAAATGCAAGCAGAGGTTCAGATAGAACAAGCTCGTATTCAAGCTAAAGCTCAAGCAGAGATGGAGTTAAAGCAGATGGAGTATCAACTCAAAGAACAATTTGAGCAGGCTCAACACCAAAGAAGATTAAGAGAAATAGAATTAGGAAACTTAGGTAAAGAAGGAGCTGCCTCTGTTCAAGGTAGTGTTAGAAAAGAGGTTCAACAACAATCTGCTCTTAATCAATCTCAAATGATTGAACAAAGACAAGGAAAGAGAGGCCCTTTAGAAATGTCACAAAATAATCAATAAATTTCTTGCGTATATAATTTTTTTTTATATTTGCGAAAATAAACAAGTAAATTAAAGACAATGGATATTAGAGATGAATTAGTAAAACAGTTTGGAGGAGAGGTTGTTCAACCTCAAAACCAACAAAATATTGTTGACTTAACTGGTGATGAAAACCAATCAGTTGAGTTAGAGCAATCCACAACGCAAGAGCAATCCAATGTTGTGGACTTGACAGGTGAGAGTTCTTTAAATACTGAGGAGACTAACGTTGAGGAAACTCAAGCTAGTCAACCACAAGAGGGTTACGAGGAGTTAAGTGATGACCAAGTTGTCTTACAATACCTTAGCGAGAAGCTTGGGCGAGACATAGATTCATTTGATGATTTTAACAGCACTAGTGAAACAACAGAAAGTAATGACTTTGCAAGCGAGCAGCTTCAAGTTATTAATGAGTATGTAAAAAACACTGGTCGTACTGTTCAAGATTACCTAAACACTCAAACGGTTGATTTATCCAACGTATCTGATGACGCTGTAATGAAGGAGTATCTTAAGCTAGAGAACCCAAGTTTAACTGAAGCTGAGTTAAATGATTACATTGCTGCGACATACAAAACAGATTCTGAGGAGTATAGTGCGAGAGACACCAACGCTGGTAAGGTTCAACTTACTAAGGACGCAAAAGCTGCTAGAGATTACTTTAACAGTATCAAAGATGAATACGCAATGCCTATTGAATCTTCAGAGACAGAAATGTCAGAAGAGGATAGGTCAGAGTGGATTAACACAATGTCGACAGAAGTAGATGACCTTGAAGGTTTATCTTTTTCTATGAACGACCAAGGAGAGGAGTTTGTTTACAATCTTGATGACGAAGCTCGTAACGAGATTAAAAACTACAACTCTAATCTAGAAGGTTTCTTTGATAAGTATGTAGACGAGGCAGGTAACTGGGACTTTGACGCTCTTAATACAGATATGTACGTCTTAAACAATATGGATAAGATTGTTAGAGGCGTAGCTAACCAGTACAGAAGCAAGGGAACAGAAAACGTAATTAATGAGATTAAGAACCCATCGTTTGCCCAAGATAGGCAAGAAGCACCTCAGAAGCAAGAGTCAGCTCTCAATATGTTGAGGAGACAAATACTTGGTTAAAAAATAAATAAATTAATTTTCATTTTAAAAATATAAAAAAATGGCAAATGTAAGTGTAGCTTCAGGGATAGGTGTAACACCTTCTAATGTGGCAGTTGCAACGACATCAAATTATGTAGGTAGTGCTACATTGTTAGCATCCTCAGTAGGTACTGCTGCAAACGTACCTTTACATAAACGTGATGTTGATGAGCAACTAATTAAACGATACGGTGATCAAGGTATCACTGGATTAATGGAACTTTTAGGTTCTAAAAAAGAAACAACAGCTCAAACTTTTGAGCACTATGAAGAAACATTCCTTCACAATACTTTTACTGGTGTAATTACTACAGGGGTTCTAACTGTTGATACTACTTCTTTAGACTCTGGTGCAGATAATGGTAACCCAGCAGTTCGTGCAGGAGATTTAGTTTTAGGTGCTTCAGGTGCTATGTATTATGTGCAAGCAGCTTCAACTGT